AATGAAGACACCTAAGCAAGAAGCATTCATCGAAGCGTACTGCCTTACGGGTAATGCGAAGAAATCTGCCGTTGTGGCGGGTTACTCTGAGAAGAGCGCTAAGCAGAAGGGGCATGAGCTTAAAAAGCAGTTCGCTACAGACATAAAGGAGCAGATCGAGCGTAATGTGCTCGATGCAGCCCCTGTTGCTCTATCCGCTATGCGTAGGCTGGCTGAGGATGCGACCTCAGAGAGCGTCAGGCTGGCTGCGAACAAGGATTTGCTCGATAGGGCTGGTTTGAAGCCGACAGAGCGTATAGAACAGAAGATAGCGCATGTAGAACAGGCTTCCACAGATGAATTGAAGAGAGAGCTGGATGCGCTGGTTGGTACAGAGGATATTGACGAAATACCAGAACGGTTGAACTGATGGCTCACGTTAATTCCGGCTCTTTCCGTGATGAAAGAGGCAAGATATACCTCTGGCAGACGGATAAAGAAGGTAATCCAGTAAAGAAGATAGGAGGCCCTTACGAGACAGAGACAGATGCAACTAGAGCTAGTAAAGCTGTCTCACAGAGGGTGGGAGAGGCTCCTGTAGAAGATTACCAGAAGTATCTGGGCAGGAGGAAGGCGCTTGGAGGCCTACTGGACTTCTTTATAGATAAGACTTCCACACAGGCTGATGAGCCTCCGCGCACTCTAATACCGGAGCCTGATGTGGGATTTGTGACCGATGTAAAGTATGACCCAAAGGCGTATAGAGTCCCTGTTAATCCTGATCCAAGTCGTTACCCGGCAGACATATCTGGAGTTAAGTTCGGTACTGCTCTCCCAGACAGGGTGGCAGTAGAAGACATGATCTTAGAGGCTTCCAGCCTCTCTGGAGTACAGCCAGAATACACTGAGGGGCATAGGACAGAAGAGCAAAACAAGTTAGTAGGCGGTGATCCAGCATCAAAGCATTTACAAGGCCAAGCGTTTGACTTGGCAATATCTGGGGATAAATCCAAGGATGAGGCTTATGCAAGAGAGTTGCGAAGGTTATTTGGTCCGTTAGGGTTTAGTGTAGTTTTGAAATCAGACCACGTTCATCTACAGACACCTCCTCCCGGCGTAGAGCTGTTGCCAAACTCATCCTGGAGGTAGCTACCTATGCAAGTGGCTACAAGGGAAGGTCTAGAAAAGGCGGTTGAGATAGCCAGAGAACTCCGTAAGAGGGAGCGCTACAACCGAATAGAATTCTACGACCCATACCCATACCAGAGAAAGTTTCACGAAACAGGCAGTTATGCTAATCAGAGGCTTCTGATGGCTGCTAACCGTATAGGCAAGAGTTATTGCGGTTCTGCTGAGATGTCGTTTCACCTGACCGGGCTGTACCCGGATTGGTGGAAAGGAAGAAAGTACAGACAGCCTATTACAGCGTGGGCTGGTGGGGTCTCTAACGAGACTACCAGGGACATCGTTCAGCATGAGCTTTTGGGTTCCCCAGATGACCCGGAAGCGTTTGGTTCCGGTACTATACCGAAAAACTATATAATTAAGACCGAACGGAAACCCGGTGTCCCTAACGCCAAATCGGTCGCCCTAATCAGGCACGTTAGCGGTGGGAACTCTTCTTTATTCTTCAAAGCCTATGAAATGGGTCAGGAAAAGTGGCAGGGTAGATCGGTAGACTGCATCTGGCTGGATGAAGAACCGCCACGGGACATATACTCCCAGGCAGTAACCAGAACACTCGATAGACAGGGTATGGTCTACATGACCTTTACCCCAGAGAACGGTATGACAGAGACTGTTGCATCGTTTATGAACAACCTAAAACCAGGGCAATCCCTGAATAACGCTACCTGGGATGACGCTACAGAGTCCATACGGAGCATGAAGGGAGAGCCGGGGCATCTCAACCACGCTGTAATGGAGCAGATACTAGCCTCCTACAGTCCACATGAGCGTGAAATGAGGCGATATGGGCGTCCTTCCATAGGCTCAGGACTCGTATTTCCTATAATGGAGGAGAAGATAATAACTGATCCCTTCAAGATACCAGGCCATTGGCCCAGGATATGCGGGATAGATTTCGGGTTTGACCACCCCACAGCTTGTGTTTGGGCTGCTTGGGACAGGGAAGAAGATGAGTATTACATTTACGACTGCTATAGACAGGCAAAAGCTCCGCCAGCAGTTCATGCTCAGAATATACTCAATAGGCCCAGCTTTATCCCCGTTGCTTGGCCCCATGACGGCAATAGACGAGATTCTATGGGTAATCCTGGTCTAGCTGACCAGTACCGTAACTTGGGATGTAACATGTTACCCTTTATCTTTGAGAACCCACCTGCTTTAGGTGAAAAGAAGGGCGGTAACTCCATAGAGGAAGGTATCATGTTTATGTTACAGCGCATGGAAGATGAAAAGTTCCATGTTTTCGCTACCTTGTCAGATTGGTGGGAAGAATTCAGGATGTACCACAGAAAGGAAGGCAAGATAGTACCTTTGAACGACGACTTGATGTCTGCAACACGTTATGCGATAATGTCGATGCGTTTTGCTGTTTCGGGTAAAGACCCGACCTGGACTAAGGACTTACACTACAGAGACTACGGAATTATTTAATGGCGAAGGAAAAGATAACTGAAGACGAGTTAGTTGCTAGAATAGACCAAGAAATTACAGATTCTCTTGGTTATGGGGACGAAGTGTCTCTCCAAAGGGAGAGAGCTATGGAATACTACTATGGTGAGCCCTTTGGTAATGAGGTTGAAGGCCGCTCCCAGTTCATAGACTCTACAGTTCAGGACACAATAGAGTGGATAAAGCCGACACTGATGCGTATATTCGCATCCGGTGACCAGATGGTCACATTTAATCCTGTTGGTCCAGAGGATGTGGATTCTGCTAAGCAGGCCACTGACTATATAAATCACATATTTATGAAGGACAATCCCGGATGGGAGATCCTTTACGCTTGGTTTACAGATGCTCTCCTACAGAAGAACGGTATCGTTAAAGTCTGGTGGGATGAGAGCGAGGAATGGAACCGTGAAGAATACAAGGGTCTAGATGAAATGGAGCTTCAGTCTCTTATATCTGATCCTCGGGTAGAGGTTATAGAGCATACTTCTCCAGGTATGGAGTTAGACGGCTCATACTCAGAGGGAGAGAGTGAAGGACACCACGTAGTCATATCCAGAGATATGAGCAAAGGACGGGTACATGTAGAGAATGTACCGCCTGATGAGTTCCTTATCTCCCGCGCATCTAAGGCCATACAGGATGCTCGTTTCACATGCCACAGGGTTAAAAAGACCCTGACTGAGTTGCGTGAGATATACGGAGACCTAGACCCGGAAGATCTAACCGGTGGTATTTACGGAGACCATGAGTTCTCCGGTGAAAGAGAGTCCAGGTACGTTTTTGATAACTCTGGTAGTGCGGGGTTTAACAACGAAACACCCTTTGGTTCTGATGACTCATTAAGTGAATACTGGTTACACGAATGTTTCATGCGTGTTGACTTTGATGGGGATGGCATCGCAGAACTCAGGAAAGTTTGCCTCGTAGGAAGCACTGTTCTAGCTAATGAAGAGATAGACCGTATTCCTTTCGTTTCCCTAACACCTATTAGAATACCGCATAAGTTCTTTGGATTGTCCGTTGCAGATCTAACTATGGACCTTCAATTAATTAAGAGCACCCTGATGCGAAACCTCATGGACAACATGTACAACCAGAACTTTGGTAGGTACGCAGTCCTTGAGGGACAAGCGAACTTGGATGATTTGCTGACACAACGTCCGGGCGGGATAGTCAGAGTAAAGTCCCCTAATGCTGTTATGCCTCTGGCTACCCCCCCACTTCAAAACTATTCATTCCAGATGCTGCAGTATCTCGACAGTATAAGAGAGTCACGATCTGGTGTAAGCAGCAGCACCCAGGGATTGAATGAAGATGCGCTAAAGAGTCATACGACAGCCACAGCCGTAGCACAGGTTATGACTGCTGCTCAGGCTAGAGTAGAGTTAATCGCTCGTAACTTTGCAGAAACGGGCGTTAAGGAACTGATGAACGTCATTTACGAACTCGTCCAGAAGAACCAGGATAAACAGCGAGTAGTTCTTTTGAACAACCAGTGGGTTCCGGTAAGACCTGATATGTGGAGAGACAAGATGGATTGCTCTGTATCTGTTGGTCTTGGTCATGGCAACCGTGACCAGCAACTGATGCACCTGTCCAGTATGCTGCAGTTTGCAACACAAGCTATGTCTGGTGGGCTAAGTATCGTAACAGAGCAGAACCTATACAACATGGGCGCTGCTCTTATAAAGAACATGGGATTCCAGAACGTACAGGACTTTCTTACAGATCCAGCACAGGCTCCTCAGAAGCCTAATCCTGACCAGGATATAAAACAGTCTGAGCTTCAGCTGAAGAAGGGAGAGCTGGATGTCAAGATTGCTGAAGTACAGATTAAGCAACAGAAGCTCCAGATGGAAGCTGCTGAAGCGCAAGTGGATGCTCAATTGAAGATGGCGGAGATTCAGATTGAGCGTGAGCAAAAACGACCGGTGGCAATAGGAGCAACATGACCGACGAGTTTAGAGAAGCACACGCAAAAAGATTACTGGAAGATGAACTATTCACTGAAGCATTTGATGTACTAAGAAAAGAATTAATGAATCGCTGGGAAGCCAGTGGTTCAACAGAAGTTGAGGCCAGAGAATCAATATGGCTGGCAATGAGACTGCTTGATAAAATTCATGGTCATATAACGTCCATTGTAGAGACAGGACGCATGAGCAAGATTTTAGAAGAGCAACACCCACACATTTAAGAGGATTTTTTATTATGGCGGATACGCAAGAAGCCCCGCAAGAAGCACTACAAGAAGATGGAAACGTAATTCCAGGTGGTTTACTGGAAGCGCAAAATGCGCTTTTACAGATGATGGAATCCGAAGAGGAAGATCCAGAAACTGAAGAAGCCAAACCTGCGGAAGAGGAGGAGTCTCAACCTATAGAGGAAGATGAATCATCAGAAGAGGAGCCTGAAGAGTCTGAAGACGAAGAAGGCACTGACGACCAGTCAGAGGAAGAAGAGGACCTTCTATACGCTGTCACCGTAAATGGTGAAGAGCAGGAAGTAACCCTGGACGAACTTCTGAAGGGATATTCAAGACAGTCAGATTATACGCGAAAAACGCAAGAGATTTCCGAACAACGAAAGCAAGCCGATGCTGCTGTTCAACAACATCTAGCTGAGGTAGGCCAGATTCGGAATGAAAGACAACAGTACATGCACACTTTACAGAACATCATTGATAACTCTGGACAGCAGTTCGACCAGTTTATTGATGTGGATTGGGACACTCTAAAAGAAACCAACCCGATTGAGTACGTGACGAAGCGAGAAGAGTATAGGGAAGTGCAAGACCGCATAAAATCGCTGCAACAGCAGCAGTATGCGGTAGCGCAAAAACAGACCGCGGATTCTGCACAATTGCACGCTCAGACCTTACACCAGGAACATCAGCGTTTAGTTGAAGTTTTACCTGAGTGGGGTGATCCAGAAAAGCAGCGTGAGATTGGAGTAGAGATACGGGACTATGCTAAATCGCAGGGATTTGCCGATAAGGAAATCTCTGATCTTATAGATCATCGCTCTGTGCTCGTTTTAAGAAAATCAATGCTCTATGACAAACTTAATGCTTCTGACATAAAGTCAAAGAAGTTAAAAAATAAGCCAAGAGTAGTCAGATCGGGAAAAGGTGCGAGTAAATCAACTGAAAAGAGAAGCGTTCGTGCTAAGTCAATGAAGCGTCTACAGCAAACCGGCCATGTCGATGACGCTGCTGCTTTGCTGGAAGATATGATGAACTCTTAATGAGGATATAACCAATGGCAATTGCTACAAACACATCGCTAACGTACAGTTCTGTTGCGATTCGTGAGGCCTTGTCTGACGTAATTTACAATATCGCTCCTATGGATACTCCCTTCATGTCAGGTTGCTCTAAACAGAGTGTAGATAATACATTCTTTGAATGGCAAACAGACTCTATAACTGCTGGTGCAGTTAATAGAAAGATAGAAGGCGACGATAGCATCGCTGCTACCGCACGGGTACTCCCAACGCGATTAGGGAATTACGCGCAGATAAGTCAGTACGTTAATCAAACGTCAGGAACTGACGATGCGGTAAACTATGCCGGACACGGCAAACACCAGGCTTACCAGTTGGCTAAAAATGGCAAGCGTATGAAGAGAGACATGGAAGTCATGTTGCTTCAGAACATCGTAAGAAGTGCTGGCAGCTCAACTGCTGCTCGCGCCTCCGCTGGTGTTCCCGCTTGGCTCGCTACCAACTATGTGTCGATGAATCCAACATCGGGTTCCCCGACAGCTGGTGCAACAGGTACGACTGCGATGGTAGAATCGACTGCTACTGCTTCTATTACAGAAGCTGGCATCAAATCTGTCATCAAAGACACCTTTGAAGCGGGTGGTTCTGCAGATTTAATTCTGTGTCCGCCTACCATTAAACAGGCTATTTCCGACCTAGCACAGTCTGTGTCATCTCTTAGAACTGAAACTAAGGGTGATTCACCTGCACATGTCGTGGCAGCTGTCGACGTATATGTTTCCGACTTCGGAACGTATCGAATCGTCGCTGACCGTAACATGCACAGCTCTGAACATGTCTTTTTCTTAGACATGGATTTCTGGGCTCTTGGTTGGTTACGGCCTTTCCAGACTGTCGAACTTGCGAAAACAGGTGATGCTCACAAGCAGTTGTTGCTTGCTGAGTTTGGCTTGATTGCCAAGAACGAGAAGTCAAGCGGAATCCTTGCGGATTGTGCTGCGTAAGTAGGTACTAAGGGGGTGGGGTAACCTGCCCCCTACTTATGCGAGAACTCGAAACAAACTGTCCTAATATACAGGACGACTACGGCGGGAAGGTAGTATTTCCATTTGGCCCGTGTATTTATCAGAACTTCATTTCTGAGGAGCTGAGGAAATCCCTTCTTAGAGAAGGAAAGAAGATCCGCAACAAGGATCACGATTACAATGAAAGACTAGCCGGTAATATGTATTTTGGCGGTTCTTACAACTACAGTCCTGAGTATATGGCGGAGGTTTTTCCCGAGTTCCTGAAAATACTGTTCCAGTGGTTTGACTTCCTGGTTTATCACTATGACGGCGGTCGTGTAAACTTTGCCCCTGGAAAAGAAGACTTGGAAGTTAGTCTGGATACTCTCTGGGTAAACTACCAGAGAAGGTACGACCATAACCCACCACATCAGCATCATGGCATCGTTTCCTTTGTTGTCTATCTGGATGTGCCCGAGGAGATATTTAAGGAACAGGCTAAGTCTAATGTTCAGGATGCAGGAAAGATAGTATTTAAGTACGGGGAGTCCATAAGTCCACTTAGCGTTAATGGTTGGAATGTTACCCCGGAGAATAATTTAATACTCATGTTCCCCGCTACTCTAGACCACATGGTACACCCATTCTGGGTAGACGAGGAACGTATAAGCGTATCTGGGAACTTCACACTAACAGACAGGATTGTACTAAGTCAGAACGGAGCGTAAATGGAAAACATAGACAAGGAACTTGAAAAGGCTGCTAAAAAAATGCGTAAGGGTAAAGCGCCTAAAGCTGAAGCTAAACCCAAGGAACCTACCGATGCAATGGGTTGGTTAAAGAAAGCATACCTTGACAACGATCCAGAAGACGGTGCACCTAAGGTGGGGAACATAGGCTATGTCTAAAAGAACGGTTTTAGATTATTCAGGCTACAGAAGGACTGACTTACATATTGATGAAGCTGATGACAAGTTTACAATCAACACTGTACAGGATGCAGAGCCTATTGTTGAGGCAAACAAAAGAAAGTACAACGATTATGGTGATAAGCTATCCGTAGGCAAGCGCGGGGAGTGGCATCATGCAGCCTCTGTCCCTTTCAACATATGGGAACAGTGGATGAAAGATACAAATGGGGCGATTGAAAAGGACTCTAAACTGCTTGCCCGGTATCTTAACGACCCTGATAACAAATATTTCAAAGTAGCACCAACAAACATTTAAGGTATAAATCATGTATAGACGAAGCGATGATGGTAGTTTTAACAGGTGGGATGTGCAGAGTGTCATAACAGTGGGTGCTTCTGCTGTTGCCACGAATGTTACGTCTGCAAAAATAATTGGTGTTCATACAGATGGGGAGATCTACTTTAACTTCTCTTCTTCCTCGAGCGCATCTGTCAGTACGGCTAATGATCTGAAATTGGCGGCTGGCCTTACATTCATTAATGTGCCTAAATTCTCCGGCTCAGGTGTTTCTCAGTACCTGCACCACCAGAGGGTAGGCGGTTCTAATGTAAGCATGAGGCTTGTTCACGTCTAATGGCAATCGGGACATTCGCGCAGCTAAAGACTGCTGCGGCTAACTGGTTAGACAGAAGCGACCTGACAGACAGGATACCAGAGTTCATCTCTCTGGCGGAGGCTCGATTTAATCGTATTCTCCGCATCAGGGATATGGAAACTGTATCTACGGCAATCTCTACTTCTGCTGGAACAAGGGAGTATTCCTTACCTACTGGGTTTGTGCAGATGAAGGAATTTCATCTTTCGACAGATCCATTAACGCCACTGGCTTACATTACGCCAGAAATGATGACGAGGATATGGGCAGGGAGCGGTCAGGGTAAGCCTGAGGTGTTTACCATCATAGCGGATAATGTACGGTTGGGGCCGAGCCCAGACGCTGTTTACACTACGTCAATGCTTTATTATAAGACCTTTACCGCACTGTCGGATTCAGCAACCACAAATGATATGCTGACCAATAACCCGGATGTGTATTTGTATGGAACATTGCTGGAAGCGGAACCCTTTATTATGAATGATGAAAGGGTCCAACTATGGGGGATGGCTTTTAAGCAAGCTATAGACGATATACAATTTCAAGATAATAAAGATCGTCATTCAGGTTCAGAACTACGGGTTATGAACACTGGCGGATATTACTAGAGGGAGGTGGCAATGTTAAATAATTTTGCATCAACACAACAGGGTGGATCAGGTACAGTAACCACCACTACAATTCTTGACGGTACGATTGCTAATGCAGATGTAGCATCTGATGCAGCCATTGCTATTAGTAAAATTAATCTCGGTAACACTTTGGAGATGGAGACTTCTTCTGGCGACCAGATATTTGAAATGGATAATAATGCTTCCAATTCTTCAAATTTCCAAATTAATAATGGCGCAGGTAATGCTAGGGCTGATTTCTATTTAGATGGCAGTGCCATTCTTACACTGAAAAATCAAATGGTAGGGATTGGTGATACCAGCCCTT